ACTAAAGTATCATTAAATGCTTTATTAAATCTTTCTGCGGGTGTACCTTCTCCAAATACATTACTCATGGCCTTGATACCTTCAAAAAATGCAATAGGTAATTTTAAAAGATAATCAAATATATTTTTAATTCTTTCTATTGCTCTATCTTTAAATGACACTAACCTATCTAATGTCCTTTGACCTAAGTCTTTGAAAAAATCAATTGCACTTTCGATTAAATTAGAAACATAATTAAAAAATGTGTTTAATAGTTCCTTTCTTTTTGCATCAATATCAAACCCAAGCATAGTTGGTATTATTCCTTGAACAGAAAATTTCTTAATTTCTTGATTAAAATCTCCTCTAAGTACTTCACTTGTTGTTTCTAATCCTTTATCTACAGCATTACCAATATCAAAAGAAAAGAAATTAAGAAAATCCCTAATTCCGTTTGCAAAGGAAAAATTATTTATTGCTTTTAACAGTTCTCCTTCAAGACCAAACATTCCCGCAATAATATTGGGAACAAGTAAAAGGACAAACTTAATGAAATCTAACATACCACCAACAAACATTGCAGTAAATTCTCTAGTAAAGATAGCAATTGTTTCTGCAATAGTGACACTTAATGCTGTAGAGTCTAATTGAAACTTGCCTTGATTTTCTTCTAGTCTGTCAGTAAATCCTTGTATTGCGGTAATAAATGCAAGAAGAGCTGTTAATGGTTTGAATAACTTTCCTAAAATATTACCAATTGCAAATCCAAGTGCCCCAAAGATACCAAAAAATCTTCGGAGACCTTCAAAAAATTTACTCATTTTTCCAAATCCTTTTGCACCAAACAATTCTTTAGACACTACTTTTATTTCATTCATTACTTTTGTAAGTGGAGAAAAAAGTCTTTTAATTGCACCACCGACAAAGTCAGTAAAACCCTTACTCAATGCTATAAAAAAGTTATTAACATTAGTTCCAAAGTTTCTGATTAATTGTCTTGTAGCAGGAAATCCAGAAAATACAGAGTCAATTGCAGTCTGCAAAAATCCAAAAACTAAACCAAGTATGAAACTTAAACCACCAACAAATCCTTGAAAAACTCCACCGTCTTTAAGTTCTTGTTTTAAACCTTTGAATTCAAATTTTGCGAGTTGTGCTGATAATTTATTCCTTTCGTCTAATTCGTCTTCTCTTGCTTCAAGTTCATTTTTTTTATTTATTTTAACAAATTGCATGATTGCATCACCAACCATATCAAGTTTTGCTTGAGTTTCTTTAGTAGATTTATTTTGTTCTATTAAAATTTCAGCCAAACCAACTAAGGTTTCACTAAAATTTTCATTTTCTTTTTTTATTTTGTCTACCATACTTCTATTTATACTTAGACTGTTCTGCTTTAACTTCTTCTTCTCGTTTTTTTATCCATTCTACAAGTAAACTAGTATATATTTCCCTTTCCCATGGCATCATATTTTCCAGTTCAGTTAAACTATATTTGTAATTCTGCATTAATGCAAAATTTGTTTGGTAGTGATTAACTAAACTTTCATGCGAAAGGTTTAGGAGAAAAAATCCGATATCCCCGCAAGTGTTTGTTTGTTGTCATGAGAACAAGAACTACATGCAAACGATATATCTTTTTTCATTGTTGGCATAGTTGCAACGTAGTCAGTTAACATTTTAAATTGTTGTGCGTTCATTGACTCGACAAACATTGCAATCTCTTCTTCACTTACATCACTTGCATCAATTCTTGTATCTTCGGTTATAACCGCACCAATACAGTGATTAACAATTTTGTAAGTAAGTTCTGCTTCTTTCATTTCTTCTTGCCAGTTATCAATGAAAACTTGAAACGAAGGGTATCTAACTTCTACTGTAATTTCGTCAGATATTTTTATTTTGTTATCAACATCTGGTACTTCTACATTTACCGAAGCAAGTTCAACCGATACTTCGTTTTCATGACTACATTCAGAACATTTAACAGAAATTTTTGTAGACTCTCCTACAGATTTACTTCTAATTTGTGTAAACATATATTCAACATCAAACATGGTAAGTCTTGATACATCTATTTTTTCTGAAACACAGGCCTCAATTGTATTAATCATTGCCTTAAGTGCAGTCTTTTGGTCTTTTGACTCGAATGCAAGAAGAAGTATTTTCTCTTCCTTCACAAGATACGGACGATAATTAATTACTTGTTTAGTCGAAGGTATCGTTAGTTCGTGCGAAGGGGTCGCATTCAGTTTTGGTAAAACATTACTCATAATATTACTCCTATAATAATGTAATTCTATTTATTCAAGTTCTAAGTGCATCTTTAAATAATTTTGATATTCCAGTCTTTTCAATCACTTTATCTAATACTTTTTCTTTTATATCACCTTCTACGACAGTAAAGTCTTTATAGGACAATTGCACTGTTATTTCAACTAAACCGTCTGGGTCATTAGATAAAGGTATCTCATTTAAAGTAGTAGGATATGCTTCATTTAATCTTACAGAATAATTCACACCTTCTGCAAGTTGACTTAAATCTTGACGACCAACTAAACCTAAATCAAACGCACCGTTTTGAAAATCTATCGGGCCGACAGAAGGTAGTCTTTCTGCGATTGCATCTGGTAAAGGATTATCAAATAGTTTTTTAGGGCCTAGTAGTGGAGACTTTGCATTCTTATCCAGTTGTTGAATTATTACTGGTTTAGTATAATCTTTATAATATCCAACTTCTAAAGTATTTGGATTGAGTGCAAATGATTGCCATGTATCAAAATACTTTCTTGCTTTAAAATCATTTAGTCCAATAAAGGTCATAGTGACATCTGCGAATGCGTGACCATTTGCAATTTTTCTATTGGTTGCACCTAACATATAGTCCGCACTTGTCACTTGTCTTCCAGGCAATGTGACATTTTTACAAAGTAAATCTAAACTTCTTGCGGATACTCCACCTACTGGCGGCAAGAATACTCTATATCTATTTGCAAGTGCAAGACCGTCTCCACTAGTTATTTCTGATTTTAAATCATCTATTCTACTCATGATATTTTCTTCCTACTGTCTGCGTATATCTTCTGTTTAGTTGCCTTTTCAAACATTGCAGTTGGTAAGAAAGTTGCAATCTCCCATTCGGGTGCCTTTACTTCTGCAAACTTACTCTTCACGTGTTCAGTTAAATAGTGTTTAATACATGGTTTATAATATTCTAAACTAGATGTTCCCGCAAGTAATTTAGTTGTTAATTGAAATTTTGCGTCTTCACTTTTCTTACTTGTGACATTATCCATAAGTGCATCAAGAAACTGAGCACGAAGTATGGGTGGTAGATAGTGTAAGTTTAATCCAAGAAAACCGCCTTTTGCGGGTTTTAATATAATTGACAAAGGAAACCTATCATAGTACGGTAAGGTTTCTTTATGTTTCGGGTCATAGAAAAACATCTGCATAGAACCAATAATTCTACGACCACTACTACTTAAAGGTTCTTCTCGCATTAGTTCATTACGACTTATACCACGCATTGCCTTTGCTTTTTTCATAAACCATTCTCTACTCTCTTTAGTTCTTGGAGTAATTTGATTTCTAAAAGCTGCAAGTTCTAACTTCTGGAATATATTTGACATACTTCTATTTATACTTATTTTTTTCTATTTGTAAAAGGTTTTAGTGGTTTCATAGATTTTGGTAGAATACCCATAGACTCTAGAGTTTTCTCTGTCCAGATTTGAAACTCATACCCATTGTCCTTTGCAAACTCATTTGCGGCGTCCCATTTATTCATATTCCTTACATATGTTGCAGCTTCATTAATAAATGTCTTGGTTCTTCTACTTCCCTTTCTGGGCGGTTTGGTTTGTGAGTCTGGTTTTATTTCTACCAGTATGGTTTTACCTTCTTTGAATGTTATTTTTAAATCAAGAAAATATCTATGATATCTTTTATCTACTTCATAGAAATATGGGACAACAACTTCTTCGGAACTCCACGATTGTACCTTTGGATTTTCATCACACCAACGAAAACAATTGCGTTCCCATAGAGAACGAAAGATGACATTCTGATAATCACCTTTATACTTTTTTGTATTTTTTACTTTGTATCTTCCTTTATAGGTCTTCATTTGTGTATAAATAGAACATAATAACTATTTAGTAGGAACACATATGGCAAATATCGCAGATGCAGGCTTCACAACCAATGGTAGTAAGGAAGATACAGAAGTAAACAAAGAGATAGTAGACGAGTCTAATGTCGAAACGGTACAAAGAGACTCGAAAGGTGATGAACAAAAATTTGATTATAATCTTAAATACCCTTTAGATGATAATGATTATAAAGGAACTCTCGTGTTCCATACTATTGTCGAAGATAGAGATAACGAACTGGTTGAACAACTAGGTAATGATTTAAATAAAGAACTCGCAGAACAAATTAAAAAGTTTGCAGAAGAAGAGGGTATTCCAGAAGAGGCAAGGAGATTGGCTGCACAAGACCCAAATGTTATTGCAATAAAAGAAGATATCACTGAATTAGAAAAAACAGGATTTACTGAGGTTGCTGTTAATCCAACAAATTATATTTCAGGGTTTGTTTCTTACAATCCTAATGCTAAAGAAATAAAACAAAATAGAGATAAAATTAAAGAAATAACTGGACAAATAGAAGAAAGATTAGTAGAAGAGGCGAGTGAGACATTTAAAACAGAACGAATAGCAGAACTATCAAGGGGAAAAGTCAAGTTGTATATGCCTATGGCACTTAACTTTAGAGATAATGTAGGTTATGAAAATGTAGATTTAGGTTTTTCTGGTGGTTTAGCAGAAGGTGGACTTGGTAAAGGTAGAGGAAGTAAAATGGGAGATTTGGTTTCAAGTGTGATTGGTGGAACTGGAAAAACTTTAGCAAGTATTATCGGAAGTCAAACTGGAGACCTTGCAACACTGGCCGCACTACAAGTAAATGTTGTTGCAAAAGCATTAGGAGAAGGTGCAATATCAGCAGTAAGACAGGCGGGGGGAGTTAGATTAAATCCTAATACTCGTTCATTATTTAAATCAGTTGCACTGCGTGAGTTTGCATTTCAATTTAAATTTATTGCAAAATCATTTGCAGAGGCAGAAGAGGTTAAAAAAATAATACATTTTTTTAGAAAAGAGATTTATCCAGAGGATATCAATATATCTATAGGTGGAAATGAAGTTTCTGTTGGTTATAAGTTTCCTAAAAAATTTCAGATTACTGCACTTTATGATGGCAAACCAGTTGCAAGTAAAATAAAACCATGTTTTTTAAGAGACGTGAGTGTAGTTTATAATCCTACTAATCAAACAATGCATGGTGGAGATAATCCACATTTTACTGAAATAGACATGTCTCTTGCATTTACCGAGACAACAACACTATCTAGAAAAGATATTGTACACTTAGGATTTTAGGAGATTTAAATGGCGGCGGGTAATTATTTTAAAAATTTTGGTTTTGCAGAATATAAGTTTGGAGATAATACAGATATAGATTTAAGTCAAGATTTGACGAAGTATGTAGACTTAATTGACCAAATAAGAAATAATATATCTTTCACTGAAAATTATAACATATTATCGGGAGATAGACCAGATGTAGTATCTCATAAACTTTATGGTACTATGGATTACTATTGGACATTTTATTTGATGAATGAACATGTAAGATTAAGTGGTTGGCCTCTTAATAATGATGAAATACTTGACCAAGTAAAATCTAAATACCCAAATCGTGTTTTGACAACAACATCTGAAATAGGTGCATTGTTTCCAGTAGGACAAGTAATTGAAGGACAATCTTCAAGTGCGATTGGTGAGATTGTAAAAAGAAACTTAGACTTAGGTCAGTTATTTGTTAAACTAACTCAAGGAACTAGTTTTACTGCGGGAGAAACAATATCTTATATAGATACTTCTGCAACTGGTTCTCCAACTAGAACACTTTCAATAACTGGGGAAACCGAACAATACAATGCAGTGCATCATTATGAAGATAATGGAGTACAAGTAGACATTGACCCATTTAGTGGCCCTGGCGTAAGTTTAACTCCTATAACTTATCGTGATAGACTTGAGACTCGAAACGATGCGTTAAAA